GATGATATTGATACATTATCAAACACATAAGCAAACTGCCCAAGTGGAGGATAGGGCATGGAAGCACAATCATCTGGGTTTACAAACCCTGTGGCCAATTGTCTTCCTGTGGCTGTAAGATTGGAGACATGGAATTCATTCCAATCAGTTTCATATGTACTGGCATATGTGAGATGGCCAAATTTCACTATCTGCCCAGCACTTGAAGAAGCCGAAGAAGTCACGGTTCCACCATCTATCAAAACTGTCCATTCTCGTGTTTCATCATAATCCAAGGTTCTATACCATCCAGAAACTTTATTGTCGGCAATGGAAAAAAGAATGTCCACCCCTTGGGTGTTATCATGGGTTTTTGTTGCCAATCGAATTCCACCAAAATCATCATCCACCACTATTCCTGTGGGAGTAATATAGACACCAGCTCTATATCTGATGGTTCCATTATCAATTTCCAAAGTGAAACCTCTTTGGGATGTGGAAATATCGCCCCCACTGACAACAATCAAAGAACAACGAATTATAAGCCCTTGGGTCACATAATCGGTATCTGTTAAACTGGTTGGGAGATTGTTCCAAGTATACACCCTTTCTTGGGAACCAGCCCCTGTGGATGTAATTCGTAATTTTCCACCAGTTATTGAATCTGTCCCAGAACCAACCACACCCAATCCACTGATATCGCTTGGAACATCGAGTGGAAGATAATTTCTAATAAATCCAACCCGACCCCAATCTGCTTCATCCCCTGCGTAATCATTTTGTGGAAGATTGACAGTGGCATAACCTCCCAAATATGTCATAAGAACAGAATTATCCATGGTTGTGGAACTGTTCATATTGGAGACAATCACCCCACGACCAAGCCAATGAACAGCCATAATATTGGATAATCTGGTGAGGCTATCATCACAATTTAATACAACCCCTTGGGATATTGAAACACTTCCATTGGTGTATCTGAATGTCGTTCCATCACTGGAATATTTGCAATTGATAAAATCATTGGAACCACCACTATACATGTACAAATAAATGCTACCATCATCATTTATCAAGGTTGCCAAATCTCCACCTGTCATGTAATCATTGGAACCCGTGCTGGCATTGGGAGCCGATACAGCAACAAAAGCCGAACTTTCGCGAAGTAAATGGATATTGCTGAATGGGTTGGGGAGTTCCATATAATGTACATTGGATGTATCTCCAATATAGCTGAAAACATATCTTCCCAATCTTTTCCCAAGATTTATCATTCTGAATGAATTGCTTTCCAGATTGGTGGATGTACTCAATAATGTAAACGTACCACCCCCATCAATGGACACATATTGGAATAGCTGATTTCTAGTAGTTACAGATGTATCGTTGTATTCTGTTTCCACCAAAAGCACAATGGAACCACTGATGGAAACCATTCTCATTCTGATAATTTCATATGTGGTGACACCCGCCCCAGAACTGGTTCCCACTGATATCGATAATTCCCATCCTTGTCGTGATACTGTGGACCATGTAACACCATCATCAGTGGAACGATACAAACGAATATTGGCTTTTCCATCGTCTTCCAATAGATGTCCAAGAAGAATAGAACCATCTTCCAATTCACACATGGTAGTGGTTATCTGTTGTGTTCTGGATGCAAATGATGGAAATGTATATATTGTGTGGGTAGTACTGGAACCCGTTTTGGGTATTCTGCGTACAAACACAATATCATTCGTGAAATCTTGAAAAATGGCTATCAGTAATGTGTTGTCACTCGTAACCAATGAGTCTTGGACATAATAATTATTGGAAATCACAGTGGATATATCTCGATACTGGAACCCAGATATAGCATTGTAAGCATCTCTTCCATATTCTGTGGTATTGGATACAAGATTATCTTTGAATGTAAATCGAGAACCGAATCCAGCAGAACCCGCCTTTCTGGAAACAATTGTGATATTTCCATTCGTGCTTTGACCACCTTTAGACAACAATCTCATTTTGGAGGATTGCAAAGGGAACGGGTCCCCAGCCGTGGGATTTTGTTGGGTGAAACTGGATTGGCTCTCCCAGATATTGGAAACATCCAAATCCATGGGGAGTATGAAACCTCTTATATATTCTGGTGTTTTATTTGTTCCCATATCAATATCCTTTTCTTCCAGTGGATGAACCACCCATTCCCATGGCTGTTCTTCCCTTTATAAATCTATCATAATGTTTGAACGGATTCATTACAATAACAGTGGGTTCTAAACCTTGTCCTTTCTCGATAGCCCTTACACCTTCAGCCCCAATCTTGGAAACTGCTGATGTAGATAATATGGCTTCACCTCGTTTGGCTCTTACCATGGTTTCATCTGGGGCCAATGGGCTGGCATCGCCAATCATACCACCCATATGGAATTTGGGTTGTTGGGCAGATATCACAGCCAATTGGGCAGCTCCGATAGCACCCATGGCACCCATGGCAAAGGGTCCAAGGGGAGCCACAGCCACCACATTTTTGGCAGTTTCAATAACCACATCAGCCATGGAAGCCGCTTTTCTTATCCCAAAGGCTATCTTTTCAGTTTCTTTGGTCTGATTTCCAAAGGTTTCCACCAGTTGGGCGGCCGCTTCAAAACCCATCCCCAATTGGTCAACCATAAAAAGGGCTGCTTGGGCTTCTGCTTGTTTTCTGAGTTCTATCCCTTCCAAATGTTGTCCTAAGACTTCACCCATTTTGGAACCCACTTTATCCATGTTTTCCATCTGTAAATCAAACAATTCGTTTTCAGCATCAATCTTAGCGTCTTTGATTTCTGTGGTTATCTGTTCGCTTCTTTTGGCAAATGCTTCTTCTAATTCCAGAAGTTTTTCATCTTCTTCTGCTGTCCTTTCTTTTATAAACAATCTTTCTATTTCTGTTCCAAGAGTATCATTTAAAATCTTTTGTTGTTCCTTCAGATTATCGATTTCTCTATCTCGATTGGCCAGAATTTGTTCTTCTGTTGGAAGAGAATCTATTCTTCTATCAATTTGTTTTTCAATGCTGTTATTGATATCCTTCAGGACATTGGCCAATATCTTTTCTGCTTTGGCCAATTTGTTCACTTCTTTTGTGACTTTTGGAATGTTTGGTAATAAATTTTGTTGTGTCTGATTTGTAGGACTAGGAGCACCATTAGAACTACTCGAACTCATAGTGGCAGCCATTTTCTTTCTGAAATCCTCCAATTTGGCTTGGGCTGTGTCCAGAGAATTAGCAATAGCACCACCACTTTTTCCAAAGTTTTCAAATTCATCATTCATAACAATAAAAGCACGTTCAGCGTCTTCAGATGTTCCAACAATCTTCTGAATTAAAAAATCCATCGTGGCCAATTGGAGATTTCCAGCCGATATAACCGTTCCAAATACATCCCCAGCAATACTACCCAAAAAGATAATTGCTTCAGTGGCTCCCAAAATGGCATTGGTCAAGCCCTTCCCACCACTTCCACTTCCACCCATCAGCACATCCACCAAGCGCATCATCTCACCCATCACAACATTAGAAGCCGTGGCAGATACTCTTTGGAAATTGGCCATTTGTATTGTCATGTTAGGACCAGTGGAAACCCCAAAATCTTCAGCCAATGAAACAAATGCTTCCAAATTATCTATGGCCCCTGTTTGGATAAATTTGGGACCAGCATCAGCCCCAAATATTCTAGCAGCCAAAGCCGCTTTCTGTTCTGCACTTTCAACCTTTTTTAATGATTCAAAAATATCTTTTAATACTTCATCTGCACTTTTTAACGTATCAAATCCATCAACTGTTTTTGTTATTTCCACGCCAAGTGATTCAAATGCTTCTTGGGCACCTTTGGAACCTTCAGCCGCCATAACCATCAACTGTGGCAAAGCAATTAATCCACCCTCTAATTCTTCAAAGGCCAATCCACTCCCTTCAGCCGCCAAACGAAGCCCATTCAATGTTTCAACACCTACACCTGTTTTGGCACTAGCATCCACAAGCTGATTAGACATATCTGCCATTTTTTGACCAAACATAAAAATAGCAGCCCCAGCCGCAGCCGCCCCAATAGCTACCTTTGAAAAAGATTCTTTTATATTCTTTCCAACACCTTCAGATTTTTTTGCTACATCTTCAAGAGCATCTTTCTGTTTTTTGGCTGATTTCTTGGCTTCTTTGGCTGCTTTTTCATATGCTTTATCCAGATTATCCACAATTTCTTTGGCTTCTTTTTCAGAAACTTGGCCTACTTTTTCTAGACCCTTAATTAAATTTGTGACTTCTGCCCTGTATGCAATTTCAATTGTACGATTTATATCAGCCATTACTTAATCCTCTTCTGTTCCATTATATAGGCAGCCGCCAACTTTTTCACCATTTTATCCAAATTGGCTTGGGCTGGTTCCCACATTGTCACTTCTGCCACTAATTTTCCTGTATCAACTGTGGAAGGGCTTCCATTTTCTCTTTTCGAATAATCAGCCGCTTTTATATTGTAGGCATATGGGGCCATATTGCGAAAAAATCCTTCAATGGCTTTTCCACCTTGGATGATACGGATTCCAGATTCAAATTTATCAATGGAACGTTTACTGGTTTCTTTTTTGATATATGTTTCACCATTCGCCCTTGTAATTGGTTGTCCATATCTGACATTCCAATTTTTCTTGGCATAATCAATTCTATCATCCAATTCAGTTTCAATAATGTGTAGAGTCAAAGGAGCCACATTTTTTATGGCATCCTCTAACATTTCCTTTTGGGTTCCAGTAATTTCAATCGAACCCTTTCCCTTTCCGTATCGTAATCTTCTGGCCATCTTCACATCCTCGTCTTTTATATCTTTGATGTTCTGTTTTGAGTCGATTCAACTGGAAAGATTTCTTCTTCTTGTCGATATCTGCCTTTTTCATGTGGGAAATTTTATAATCCGCTATAAGTTCAGCCTGGAGATTTTTGGGCTGGGAGAAGAACCAATTTGGTTCCTGTCCCCAAAATCTGGATATCAAAAAACCAGTACGGACTATCCCCCCTACTGGTCTGTAGAAAAATTTTCAGCCGTTTCCACCTCTGGTTCTGTGGCTATATGTTCAGACATTTTGTTAAACAGTTCAGTTCCAATATTCAGAACATGTATAGGGTTCACTTTTTTGGTGGATAGCCATTCTTGCATCCTCCCACCATAGGCCAACAAATCACAATCTGCCAGATTATATTTGGGCTTGGATGGGTGATTGGATAACATACAACCCCAAAGGGCAGCGAACAACCGCCCCAACTGTGCACGGTTTGGGTTAGTGCTTATCATATAAAACACATCCCAAACCACACACATGGATTTTGGCATATCAAACACATAATCAACATTAGAGATATTCTTTTTCATGGTTCATATCTCCAATTATACTGTGGCTCGTGTAATGCTTCCATACACTTCACCTGTGAAGGAAACGGCTGTGGGGTTCCCTTCTGCCACGCTGGCAGTTAGTAAAACTTTTTGAAAAGTTGCTTTTGTATTGGAACCACCCAAACCACTCATATCAGCCTGGAATTCTACAGTTACCAAAAACTGTTCAAATCCTGTTCCACCTGTACTAGTTGCCGATGAAGAATTATTGGTCTTGTATACAAAATCCAGAATGGTATCTTCTGTATTATCTGCCAACTCTCGAAGATGGACAGAAAAAGAAATTGAAGGAATCGGGTCTGAGCCTGCTCTTAGGCCCACAATTGTGGCTCTATCATATATCACAATTCTTTCTGCTTTGTCAAAATTCGCATTGAAATCGCCTGCTTCATAGGCCACTGTATATGATACAGCATCCCCGTTTGTAATCGTTATTGTGCCATCTCTTGGGACAGCTACCACGGTACTTTCACTCATGATATTCTCCTATTTGGTTATGTGGTTAAAGGTATAAAATTAAGAAGTTCAAAAGATAATGTGGAAATCATGTATTCACCACTATCTGTTAGTTGTCTATTTGTAGATTGTAATTTGATATGTAGATTTTGATACAATGTTGTATTGGTCCTATCCAATAGATTGGCTATGATTGTATTCTCCAAATCCAGAGAACCATCCACATCCACCAATTGGGCCAAGGGTCTAATTCGATAGGCCATCTTTATATCCATATCTGTTTGGAGCATCGCCCCTTCTGTGGGTCGTTGCCTGTCAGATTGGGCAGTAGAACCACCAATGGAAACAGAGAAAGCTTTGTGGGCTATGGAATTGGGTGTTCTCCCAAAAGCCCCATAAGGAAGTGGGGATTGTTTCAAACCAGCCCCCACAATTCCTTCCAATGCTGTGGCTATCCGTGCTCTGATTATTGATAGTTTAACAGTGGCCATATCAGTATTTCCGATACTTCAATCGGTGATATCGTGATGGTGGATTGGTTGTGGAAATCATTGGAAAAGCCGCGCGTCTTTTGTCCACATCATCAGCCATTCCATCACCATCCATATCATATCTGAAAGATATTTGTTTCCAATTATATTCATAGCTTTTGATGTGTTCTTTGTACAAATCCAGATATCTAGATGTTTGGCCTAATGTACTGTGCATATCACGCCATATCAAAGCCAACGTCAATTCCAAGTGGGATGAACGTAGGCTTTGTGGGTCTGTAATAAGATAAGGTAAGTTACCTTGTTGTCTCAATCTTTCCAATATTCGAACCCACGCTTCATCTATATATCTTTGCCAGCCATCTGTGTAGCTGGCTGGAAGAAGATTGGCTAAATCACTATACGTGGCTTCCAAATCAATATCTGATATACATGGATACAAAGGTCTTCTGCATAGATAGGCTGGTCTTTGGAATGTATATGTAACCCCACCAATTTCAACTTCCCATAATTCAAAAAGTCCATCTGATAAGGACATGGAATCTGGAACAGAAGAAGAAGGAATGGTGAATTTACATTTATGTACTAACGCATCAATAACAGCCGATTGAACAGGAATAATATCTGTCCCATCTTCTGATAATAGTTGATAAGTGGCTGATGTGGGAGTTACGATAGCAGCATCCCGATATATAGCCAATTCCACAATTTGGGTTTTTCCACGTTGTATCATTTGTGGAACCCTTATCCGTGGTGCGTAATATTCACCCAACAAAGCCATTTCTCAATCCTTACAGAAATTGTTTCCAGCTAGTTCCATCACAACAAACCATGGCACCTTCACCAACTGACAAACCTTTTACAGTAACACCAGCCCCATCTTTGATTGTAAAAGCCTGGCCTTGGCAATTGATAACGAACATAGCCCCATTTTTTTCTTCTGGAAGTATTACATCTAACCCACCAACTTGGGCATCCAATCTTTGATACATACTATCAAAATATGTCAATGTTCTGTTATTGCTAATTTGTTCAATATTCACGCCATCTTTAAATTTAATTGGTCGTGGTATTGTGAAATGTTGTTTTCCGTTATATTGCGCCATTTCGAAATCTCCTTTTTTTGTTGTTATTTCCCATTTTTATGGTCATGACGTTTGGCTACATTTCGCGCCATTTCACGAGCTGCATCCACATCTATTCTACCACTAGTTTTTCTTTGTTGTTCAACAATTTTTCCTACAAATCTTTCATAGACTTCTCTTTTATCAGACATCTCTTTTTCCTTTCGTTTTCTTGGGTGGTTTTCCATTGTCGTTCACTGGTCCATTGTTGAGAATATAGGCTTTCATGAGTTCCAGTTTCTTCACATCTTTTTCGTACTGAGATAATAATCTTGGGGTCATGTTCTTCCCTTCATTTCTTTGGACTCTCTTTTGTTGCATATCTACAAAGAATTCGAGAATGTCCACATCTGGCATCTGGATTACACCAGTATCCAAAAGCCCAAATCTCCAATCATTATAAGATGCCTTGTCTTTTTTCCACACCACCCGATTTCCTACGATTTTGGGAGTATCCCAGATGGATGAATAATACCAGCCCCCAGATTTTGTTCTGTGTCGGGTTTGGTATCCCATTTCCCAATCCAGAACCTCAAATCCATCATCCATCATTTTCACTCTGGCCATCTGGCTATCTGTTCCACCACCTGGCACCATCCGAACACCATTAACCCCAGCGATTTCAAAAAGTCTTCTGAATTTGGGAAGGAACATCCAAGCCCCTTTGTATTGTATAAATTCCCAACATGTATTGGGATGGTGCATATACCAAAATGGTGCATTTTGTCTAATTGGTAGGGCATCTGCCCTTGTTATATCGTTTCCTGTCCAAGGTTGGTTGTTCATGGTTTCCTCTGGTTCATGGTTCAAAAAATATAATGGTGGGGACCGTAGCCCCCCAAAGGATGGGGAATGGGAACCATGAAAAGACAATCCCCATCCACCCAACAAGATAATTACGCGTCTGAAAGCAACTCTACAATTCGTGTTTGCTCGCAGATTGCTGCGCCTGTATACGCTGTACCCACTACTTTAGTCAAAGAGAAGGCTGAATCACGTTCCAGCTCGACCAAAACGGGGGTTCCAGCGGGGCGAATTTCGCCAGAAGGAGCCGCCAAAGGTACAGGAGTTCCCAAAGCGTAAGCAATAGCACCAGCCGAAAACATAGCCCCAGAACGGTCTGTTCCATCTGATGGAACATAAGCAGATTTATGGATTTGGACACCCATAAAATCGCCTACAAAACCCTGTCCAAGACTCTTGATTAAATCGTGGTGGGCTGGGTTAAAAGCTATTGCGTTAGCTGTTTCGTTTCGGATTGAAGATTGAAGGTCTGCAATTTGTCGAGGATGAAGAACAGCAAACAATTGAGAAGGATTGTTAGCGATTTCAAGAAGATACAAAGCATCCATGAAATCATCCACAGACATATCCACACCAGTGGTTCCAGCCGAAGAAGTAGCACTTGAAAAGAGAGCACAAATCATTTCCATGAAACGTGACTCAAAAGCACCAGCCATTGACCCTGCGAGGCGAAAAATGTCTATATCATTGCCCAATTTTGTGAGCGCGGCCAAATCTGTGAGGTCGTAGCGCAGCCCAATCCGTCCAATTGTAATATCAGCAGTTGCAGAAGTAAGGTTTGTATTACTAATTTCTGTGCCATCAGCGGCAGTATTCATGGGTTCAAACCCATCCAAACCCGCATAACGCAAAGAAAGCGCAGCAGAACCACTTCCAGCAATATCGCCAGCAAAGAGCAAAGCCCCAGAATTACGGATAGAAGCCGCATCAAAAAGAAGAGCACGAACTTCATTTTCTATCATTTTGTCAAGACGCAATCCAGGATTTGTTCCTGTACTGATTAACGTCGAATATTTAATTTCAGCCATTTTATTTTCCTATATGGTTATTGGTTTTTCGTGGCCTACGCTGTTTACGGTTGCGAACCTAACCACACATTCACATTATACACAAGTTATTCATAACTGTGTATAACCTGTGTAGAACTTTTTATACACAAGTTATTCATAGGCTGTGTATAACCTGTGAATAACTTATTATATACCTCTTTTCTGGAAGATTTCCAAACACTCTTCAAAATCTTCCTTGGTTGGGTGATTTTTTTTACACCATCCAATCAAGTCTTTTTTGTTCCTCAAATTGGTTATGTTGCTGCACATCTCCCCAGAAACTTCACCCGTAGCTGAATTGGTTTGGGTCATACACATCAATTCACGACAAAGACCATCCCCATTTTTAGTAATGAATACTGGTTCACAAATTGGAATAACCACATCCAATTTGCCAAGTTCTTTGGCTACTGGGTCACTTGGAACCACTATGGTTTCTGGGGCTTTTGTTCCTTGGATTATTCCAAACGTAAGAGAACCACCCACGACCAAACCAACCATAGCCGCTATAATTATTTCTACCATAAAAACCTCAAAAAAAAAGGGGATGGGTAGAAGATACCCACCCCCATAGTGGAGAGAAATAGACTACAAAGAAACAGCCAAATCAACAGTTACACCAACTGCACTTGTAACTTTCAAAGCACTAGTGGAAATGTATTGGACATCCAACTGAACAAGATTTCCAGCCGCATCCATTGCGGATACATGTACAAGTTTCTTCCCAAGATTATGGGTGATGGTTTGGGCTGTGTTTGCGGTTAGGGTGCTTTGTGCTTCAAATCGCAATGCTTGCAATTCCAAAGAGAAAGAACCATTTGCAGAATTATACACAATCAATTCATCAGCAGAAGAACCAGCACCGATGGCACCACGAACACGGGCATCTGTGTAATACTGATTGGACCCTTCTGGGATATTGGATGTAGTGGCATTGACAGAAATAGCACCTGTTCCACTGTTATATGCTATGCCAGTTCCAGCACTAAGAACACCGCGAACACTGGCAGTGGAAACCAATAAATCACCGCTTCCACTTGTGTATGATAAAAGGTTTCCAGATGCTGGGTCGGCTTGGACAGAACCACGCGCGCGCGCTTGGGTGAAGTATTGATTGGAACCTTCTGCCACATCTGATGTGGAACCATTGAAAGAAATTGTTCCACTGGAAATTCCAATGGCAGCACCAGCCGAAAAAGCACCACGAACACTGGCAGTGGAAACCAACAAATCACCACTTCCACTTGTGTATGATAAAAGGTTTCCGGCCGCTGGGTCTGCTTGGACACTTCCACGAGCACGCGCTTGGGTGAAGTACTGGTTTGAACCTTCTGCCACATCTGATGTATCACCATTGAAAGAAATGGTATTTCCAGAAACACCAATGGCCGCCCCACCTGTTAGGCTGATAGCCAAAGCACCTGTTCCACTATTGTATGAAATCCCAGTTCCACCACTGATAGCAGCTCGACTTCTGGCATCTGTATAATATTTGTTGGTGCTTCCTTCTGCCACGATATCACTGTCACCACTGAAAGACATGGCACCTGTACCACTATTGTATGTAAGACCAGCACCTCCAGAAATAACACCGCGAACACTAGCAGTGGAAACCAACAAATCACCGCTTCCACTTGTATATGAAAGAAGGTTGCCACTTGCTGGGTCTGCTTGCACACTTCCACGTGCACGGGCTTGGGTAAAGTATTGATTGGAAGAACCTTCTGCCACGATATCACTGTTTCCAGAGAATGCGAAGGTAATCTGGCCGCTGTTTACAGAAGAAGAAAGACCAGAACCAGCCGCAATATTAGCTGAAATGGTTGCAGTGGCAGCGTTTACAGATACACCATCACCAGCAACAAGAACAGAACCAACTTCAGCCGCTGTGAGTGGGCTTTCAATCTGGGTATAGTTTCCAACCACAGAACCATCAGCACCAGAAATGATGTATGTTTCTGTCCCATCACTGGGAGCGGTAAGAATAAGAACATCACCTTCTTTTAGGCTAGCTGCTGTGGAACTTTCATTGGATACAAAATTAGCCAAAGAAGATTGGCTATTGTCAACATGTACGTCTGTGATTGCCAGTGAATTGATGGAAAGTTCTCCACCCGATACTGATAGCATCGAGGAAGAACCACTGGCGATTGCATTGATAAAAGAAAGGTTGGAAACATCTTGTTTCCGTACCAAATGATTATTTGCTGATGGGGCTGTTTCACATTCTACAGACCCTTTGAAATTTACTACTGGGTTAAAAAAATCCATGGATATATCTCCGTTGGGGGTTAAAAAATCTTATGTCAGATAAACCGTGCCAGAGATAGCCTCTACAAATGTAATCGTTATGGAATTGCTGAAAAATTGGATATCTCCCATTATCTGATAACCATCTGAATTTACTATCAAAACTCTGGGTTTGTGATTATAAGAATGAGAAATTGATACACTAGATTGATTTACAAAATCAGTTGTGGTTTGGCTTAGCCCATCACCTGGCGGGCTGTATATTGGAATGGCCATGGTTCACCTTTTTCTATTCGAATATTAAATAGATAGTTGCTGTGGATGCCTGGCCAGCAAGATACATATATCTATCTGAGCTGGTCTGTACTGGGTTGTATTGGATTATGCTGTTCACAGCCTGTGGAAAAGCCGCAGACACTGGTGAAGCGTTATCAGCTCCTTCATAAGATACTTTAATTCCTTGTGAAACTGCTTGGACAGTCACCAATTTGGCCCATTTTGGAAGTTTAATTTCTTTGTTTACCGTTCCAACACCTGTAAGAACATAATTTGCACCACCATTTTTCCAATTTAAAGTGGTAAGGTCAATTGTTGCCATGATATTTTTTCCTTTTGTTTATTGGTTATTTTTTTCGTTTTTGATTGGTTATTGTTCGATTGCCGCGTTTTGGTAGTTTCCGTTTTTTCCCAGCCATCGACAAAGCTATTCCAATCGATTTTCTTTTGGTCTTTGTTTTCTTCGATAAGCCTTTGTATTTTTTTCTTTGTGTTGCCATTGGGTTTTCCTAGATGAAGATAGTATTCACCACCTATATTATAGGCTGTTAGATTGGTTATCATTGCTTAAATCTGTTGTTTCTCATTTGATAATACTGTTTTTTCAGTTCTTCTCTATTTTGGCGGTAAAAATCAAAATCATTTCCTGCTTTTTTCCAAAGGGCTTCACTCGTAGCATGGTCCTGTGTTGGGGCTACACCTTGATTGGTTGTGGGTCTTTGTGCCATTGGATTGGAAGATTGATAATTGGATGGGGCTGGGGCTTGGCTTTGGGCTTGGGCTTGGGCTTGGGCTGGGGCTTCTTGTCCTTCTTCCTGTATTCTGAAATATGGCTGAAGAACAGTGGGGATTTCTCCACTTTCACCCATCCCAGATATCCAATCTGATAACGATTTCTTTTCCTTTGGGCTTTTGCCGTTCATGGCTTTGGAATATTGCCATTCAATTAGGTCCCTAATTTCTGGGTCTGTTATTCCATGGCTGGCAATGGCTGAATGTCGTTCATATTTTTGATTGGATACAGCCAATTCATCCTGTAATTGGGAAAGTTGGGAAGCCATGGCATCCACCCCTTTAACTTTTTCGGTCATAGTTTCCACCAGGGCTTCCAGCTCGGAAACTTTTCCTTCTGCCAATCTCTTCCCTTCAGCTACTTTGGATAGTCTTTCTCTTACTATTCCATCCACTTCAGATTTCAGAATATATTCTTGTCCTTCATGTTCAATTGTTTTCATGGTTCATTCTCCTGTATTATGCAAATTCAATTTTTTGTTGTCTTATGGTTCGTAATTTTTCCACGGCTTGTTCTTCAGTGGTGATATCTGGATACAATTTCATAATGGCATCCACTGGGCCTATCAGATTCTTATCCAATAGAGCAATTATATTTTCCCTTTGGGCTTTGGCTTCCATTTCTGACAGTTCGATACTTTCATAACTGATTATATACCCATCCTCTGGATAATTGGTGTCTAAAATGGCATTAGATATCATGGCCGCTTTGGAAATTGCTTCCATGTCAGAGACACGAAACTGGAATTCGTATTTTTGTTGGGCATCCCTCATTGACTCCTTACTCATTGCGATGGAATAACCACTTCTGGGGTCAGAAGATACTTTTTGAACACTGGCTGGGTCTATTCCCATTTGTGTAGCCAATCTTCTTTCATAGGTGACGATAGCCCCCAACATTGTGGAAGGGTCACTCATACCCGCCTGGAATTGTCCCAACATTGGTTGGGTGGAACTGTCTGGGTCTGACACAAAACAAAGAATGGATGATGGGTCTGCCGATAAACTCATTCTTTGGGATGCCATATTGGTATCCATAGTATTCAGACCAGCCAAAGAGCATGAAACTGTATAGCGTTGAGGAAACGAATTATCGAACATAAGATGTTTCAGATATGTGTAATATGTAGAAGCCACCATGCTTCCCGCCACTACTTCAGATAGCTGATAGGGTGAAAACAGTTTTCCATCTATACTAGCATGATAAAAAACCCATGGAAGGAATGGTTTTCCAGTTCCATCACGATATGGGTATTTCTCCCCACTATGGTTTCCACCCAAGAAGATATCAGATAAATCATCACCCAATTTTCCATCATTGTCCACCTTGTGTACTGCATATTTTGGGTTGTTCATATCACGGATATCATAACAATCTGCTGTCCAAAACATTTCACCTGTTTGGTCGTTTTGTCGTAGTCTCAATTCATAAAGATAATCGGCTTTCATTGGGTCCCCTGCTGGGGCTGTGGCATACACCATATCTGGTGTCACTGGTCTGAACATTATCTGATTGGAGTCACTGATATCTATTCTCATCAACATTTCACGGAGTCCAATTGTCTTGAATTGTACTGATGACATCATTTCAAAATATTGGCTTTTATCCAAAGCACCTTGGGGGCCTATGAAATCAAAAGCTGCTTGGGCTTTGTCTCGTTTGATGCCTACACTGGGCTTTCTCGAATACAGAACCGCCAAGGCTTCACATCCATTCTTAAAAACATTGGAAGACGTATCCAAGGAACCCCAAATGGCACGTCTATCCAATGCTACGGAATCCTCGATAAAATCTTCTAAGTCGGGTGCCCAATTACCTTCCAAGAGTCTTCTTCTTCGGGCTGTGGTTTCGCTTCTGTCGTTACTCGCCTTATCTGGAAAGATTGGCTTCACTGGTTGGGTTAACATATTCATTTCCTGTGGATGGGGATTTTTGAAAACTTGGGCTGGCTATATTTTACATCAAGAATGGGGGTGGTTGCATATCGTAATGCATCAATTATATGTTTCCATTCTGATAGTCTATCCATGGCACCCGATTTTTTCAGAGTCCAAGAAGATAAAGAGCGAATTAACCGCTTACATTTGGGATGAACAATAAATCTTCCTTGGACCATGGCCTCATGGATTAGCTGGCATCCATAATAAACAGACCATCTTGGTTTATGGGCTGTGTATATTCGAAAAGGACAAGCATTTTGTGGATAATCCAGAACATGTTCCAAGGCTGAACGAAGAAGGGAATTGGACATTCTACCACCATGTTTTCCACCCCCATGGGGTCTGTCTCCTGTCCATCTGTTTATCTGCAACGGTTCCAAACCATTTCTTCTTATCATTGCAATTATTGCCCTGGCATGTCTTCGTGCAGTACCTTTCTCTTTATCGCCACCAGCCGCGAAATATTCATCCAGAACATAGATGGTCTTATCATCTTCTGATATGGCCACCAATACAGCACACTGAGAAGTGGGAGTGTGTCCATGGTCTATTCCTATGGAAAATTTATATTCACCTACTGGACATGGTGCATCTGATATATGTTGTTCTCCAAAATGTTCAAATATCCTTCCATCCATGGGAACCCCTACATCCCAACTGGCTTCAAATCTGGCCCCTTTATCTATGGAAAGATATGTATCTGCCACCCTATCAACATCTGCCTGAGATAACAAAGGAGAACACCCCAAGGGCGTTGTATTTTCTACGGATAGTGGTGCATGAATATCTCTAACCTTTGGTGGATTGGTTTCTGTTAAATTTTTCAACCACGTTAAATCACCCCCCCCTATTGGGGTCATGGTCATCAACATTCTTCCTCTATTCCTCAAAAGCCGAGCTGCAATTTCTCCGAAAAGGGCTTGTGGGCAGGGTTCATCCGCCCATGCAAAATTTATCGTACCAGATGCGGCACCTAAGGTTCCTTGGTTGGCTGTTTTGAAAAACAACATGGAACCGTTTTTGAGTTTGAACCATGGATTCTTGGCTCTGTATCCTCTTCCCTCTTGATATTCTGGGCTATCTTCTGCATATTCATCAGCCCCAATCAAAGAATGGATTTTGGATTGGATAATTTTGGATTGTTCCCAGCTATGGACAATGGCCCAAACTGTGATGGGTGGCTTTATGTGGCTAATATCCTTCCAAGGTGAAAAGCCTTTCATGTAGTATAAACATTCAGCCGCCCCAACATAAGTTTTTCCTAATTGGTTGGCCGCTCGAAATAGGGTAATGGGATGCGTACATTCCAATACTCGTTTCTGTGGTGGTGATGGCATGAAAAAATCCAAAGGCTTGGCATCTGCCAATTCTTTCAGTTCTTTGGTTTTCTTTGCTGCTTGTAATAAAGAAATCATTTTTGCTGTAATCTCACAACATTGGAATTGTCCACCAGTAGTTCATCCATAATCTGTTTCTTCAGAATGGGTGGAAGGGATTGGATAGCATCCACGATTTCAATTTTCAATTGATGGGGTGTAGTTCCATGGACTTCTTTGGATGCTTCGATATGTGTTCTCAAATCATCATGTAAAGATAGATGTAATTTGTGGAGACTTCCCAAGGTATGAATAACTTTTTCTTCTCTGGCAAATTCGATATCCGATTCAATCTCCAATAGTTTTCCTATTCGGAATCTGATGGGGTCTGTATCGTAGTTTTCATGGATTTTCTTTTGGGCTTCCTTTCTGGCTTGGGCTTTGGCTTCATTCTTCTCTTTATCGGTTCGATATTTTTTCATAAGCCTGGAAACATTGGGAAGAGAACAGCCAAACTTTTTGGCGATGGCTGTATATGTCATTTCACCCGCTAGACAAAGACGAACAATTTCTTGACGTTGTCTTTCTGTCAACTTGTGTTGGGGTGCTTTTCCTTTGGGATGCTTTGGCATTGGTCATTTGTCCTTTGGTTTCATGGTTCATTAAGCATTGTTTTTGATGTATAGAGAGAAATTATCGTGGTCATAGATAG